CCAACATTCAGAGTTGAGACTGAGTTTGGTGACACATTTGTTGGTCGTTTACTTGAGGTTGCTGGTATTCAATCAACAGTTCCAACTAATACACAACCAATTCTTGATGTTAAAAATCTAGGTGTTAGTGGTGCTAATAGCTTCACCATTATGCAAGATGGATCTATTAACTCCTTTGGATTGACAGGTTACAAGAATAAGAATGGTGGACATATTGCTAAGTTCCTCAACACAGATTCTACTCTTGCTGTCAATATAAATTATATTGTAGCGGTAGCTCCTGCTACTGGTGCTCTTATCCTTACACTTCCAAGTAATCCTGTGACAGGTGATGTCATCAGAATTACTGAAGTTGCAGGATCATTGACTTACAACAACTCACTTGTAATTCGTGCTCCAATCATTGAGGGTGAACCAGTATCACTTCAAGGAGACACCTCAGGAACCAAACTGGGTGGTTTATCCACACCATATGGATCTGGTGAACTGGTTGTTCAAAACAGAAATGCATCTTTCGGACTCATTTTTGTTGGACAAACAGATGGTGATAACTTTATCCCTGCTGTCTATCAAGGTTGGTGGTTAACTGAACTATAATGGCATTCTATAACAGACTAAAAACTATGAAGTCTGCTCCAGTAGGCACTATCATGCCTTGGAGTGGACAGTCTAGTGTTGGTAATCTTCCTAATAACATACCTACAGGGTGGATTGTTTGTGATGGTAGAACTTTTCCATGCAATGAGTTTCCTTTATTGGCATCTATGATTGGAAATACATATGGTCCTACTGACGATTCTATCGTTGGTAATTTTCCTGACTATGATGATGGAGATACTTTTAGAGTTCCTAACATGAATGGTAGGGCGATGGTTGACCTTGAAAAATCATATTTACAGCAAGATAAGTATCAGTTTGGACAACCTGATGCTGAAGCTGTGATTGGAGATTTAATTTCTGATGATGGTACAGGTGTTACTCCTCCAACTATTTACAGTGCTGATACAGATCTAAAATTTCAATTAGATCCAATAGACACAATGGCAGGAAAAATTCAAAATATTACATTGAATGATCCTACATGGTCTAAGACATATTATACTCTTGGGAGAAAATTGGGTATTGACCATACGCCAGGTCATAAACATAAAGGACAATACACATCAGCAATTACTGATGGTAAATTTGTTGAGGTATTTGAAGCACCAATAGCTGATATTGGTGGTAACCCCCAATACGAGTCTGTAGAATTAGAAGGTTTACAAAATGAATCTGCTGATGTTTGGCCAAATGGAGCTGGTAATATGACATATTACGATGAGAACACTTTAATAACAACAGACTCATCAAAATCTTTTACACAGGACAGAATTCCAACACAAAATCATGTAGGATTTATTCCTGGTCATGGTGCATTTACTACTCAGTTCAACACCACTTATAACCAAGGTGGACTTGGTGGTGCTTATGATCACTCCTTGAGACAGGTAACAGGTGTATTCCCACCACCAATGACTATTTTTGGTAGACCAAACTATTACAACGGAGATGTTGGCACAACATATCCTACAAACCTTAGTCATGGTGGACAAGATTTTACAGATCAAACAGTAGCATCACATAACCACTTCAGTTTTGATATTTCTATGAACATTGGTGGTCTTAGAATTCCACCAAATATTGCCGTAAATAACGTGCAATCTTATACTGTTAACGTTTCTGACATCCCAGATGCGTTAAATATTCTTATGGACAATCAAACACCATCACAAACTGTGATAATGATTATCAGAGCTTATTAAAATGGCAGTCTTTTTAAATCAAGAAAGAACCAAAATAGGAACTACAACAGGAACGTTAATTGCTTTTCCTCAGGAGTTAGAAGTAAACGATCCCAATGTAGGAAATAGTTTAACATTACTTCCTGCTGGTTATTTAAGATGTGATGGTGCAGTTTATAGTTCATCAGTGTATCCAGCGTTAGCAGAAGTTATTGGGACAGGTGACGATTGTGCATTTAAACAAGAAGGAGTATCATTAACAACTGAACAATTTCAAGTACCTGATTTAAGATCTAAATTTATCAGAGCTAGTTCTGCATCTGATCAGGGTGTTATCAATGATAATACAGTAACAAATGCTTCTGGACAGGTTGTTGAAAGATCTGGTGTTGGTGTCAATGTTTCATCAAATGTAGGATCCAATGCAGTTGTTGATATGGTGGGACAATTTAGAGTTCCTGCTAGAACTGTTACTCTTACAGGTAATGTCGGTTTTACCAAACCTAAAAGACCTGATGAAGAAGTTGTATCTATAAATGCTTTTTTACCACATATGCATTACAGCACAACTGCTAGGTGTAGAACTGCTAGACGTCAAGGTAATAACGTATTTGAATTAAATTACTTTAACCTTGCATCTACAATTGGTGCTGAGGATTGGTATGATAATACAAATGATACTGGCGATAATAAAACAAGACAACCTGCATGTAAACACTATGCACAACAAATATCTTGGTCATTAGATGCCGATGGTGATGGTAAATCAGATAATTTTATTCCTGGCGGTGGTTTTGGTTCAGCATCTTTTGAATATTATGGTATTTGTAAATCTGGTTGTAATAATTTTATCAACAGTTGTCTTGTTCCCACTGGAAAAGTCATGTCAATTGATACTACTCCAGAAGGAACCTGTTTTTGGACATATCCAATTCTAGTAGGTTTCATCACAGATGATTACCCCTGTCCAGAAACATCCGAATCAGTTCCTGGAAACTATGTTTTAGGTGCTAGTGGTGTTGAACTTGATAATATTCCTCAATCTGCATCTAGTCCTGCTGATGTTGTACAATCTTTTCAATTATATGAAAGTCTTGATGTTTTAGGTGAGTATGGATCACAAGGATATTACAATAAAGGTTTAGGACAATGGGCGTATACCTCATACGCTGCTAACTGGCTTAATTTAGATGATGTTGCTACAGGTGAAGTTAATCTAGTTGGTGGTACTGGAAGTGGATTTAGAGTCTTATGTGAGTTTGCAGCGTGGCCAGGTGCTGGTGGTAATCCAGATAATACAAGATATAAGATTAAAGCTATAGTTAATAGCGGTTCGGGATATTCAGCTGGTGATGTTTTAACTTTCCCTGATGTTCAAGGAAAGAATATTGGTAGTGCACCCTCTAGTGGTAATGGAGGAATTAGTTTAAAAGTTGTGACTACAGCTTTTGAAAATTTATCAGATATTGCAGCATATAGTCATGCAAATTCTATGCATAATGTTCTACCAGTTGATATTAATGTGGATAGTCCTAACTCAGTAGCATATCCTCAACTTTCAAATATTATTGAGACCACTGAAGCATTTAATTATGATAGTGATCCTACAGAACATACACATAATATAAGTTATGAAACTGGACTCACTAATTATGAGTTAAATATACCAGAAAGATTCATTCCTGTTGATGGAATGAGTGCTTCTATTTCTATTCAAGCAGAGACTGCCACAAAGATTGATAGTCTAATCTCTCCTTTTGTTATGGTAGATTACTTAATTAAGTTCTAAAATGTCAAGAAACATCCGTAAAAATTTTCTTACAGACAAATCAACATTTGGCAATTCAACAATGCCAATTGGTTCCGTAGTGCCTATATTTAAAGCAGTATCTGAGAAGGTTACTGATAATGGCGTTGTTGTAAATTTAGGAGCAGTTGTTGGTGGTGTTGGTGGTGGTAGTGGATATTTTACTGATTTAGGAACAGTAGATGGTTATCCTACAGCTCCAATAGATGTAGAATTTCTATCAGGGTCAAGTCTCACTGTAGGAACAGATCTTATTAATATTCCTAGTCATCCTTTTATTGAAGGTGATAAACTAACAGTTATTTCAACAGATCAAGCTCCTGACAGAGCTAAATTTGGAGGATCTATTGATTCATTTACTATTGGTGGTGGCGGTGGTAGTGGATACACATCTGCACCACTTGTACAAGTAAGTGACAATGGTAGTGGTCCTGTTACTAGTGGATCATTTGCTGCAGAAATTGATGTTGGTACAGGAAAGGTTACTTCAATTAATGTTATTGATGGCGGTACAGGATACCAATTTCCTGTTGTTACATTGGTTGGTGGAGGTGGTATAGGTGCTACAGCAACACCAGTATTAGCAACAGGTGGTGTTGGTGGTGTCGCTTTTGATAGAGGATTTGAATTTTATGTTGATGTTGTTGATGCAAATAATATTAGACTTGCTAGAAGTAATGCAGATCTTGGTGCAGGAAAATATTATAATATTACTACCATTGGTTCTAATGGTACAATTAGAGTAGCATCAAGCACTGGATTTGGGTTAAGAGTTGGTGTAAAAGCAGAAGATGATGGTACTTTAGAATTTTGTACACCAGTAAAACAAGGATATGGATATGCTGATGGAGATGTAGTTTATATTTTACAACCAGGTAGTAGTGGAACAGGAAGAATTGAAATTGTTACCACAACCTCACCAACTGCTAGTGAACCAGATGTGCAGTATGAAGGTTGGTTATATTGTGATGGAAGTGAATATGATGCAGATATGTTTCCATTATTGTATCAGGTTATTGAGAACAAATATGGTGGAC